TCTGCCGAGTCCGGGTGCATTTTTACGACCATGAAGAGCCCAGTCCGATACCTGAGCGATTACGAATACTCAGTCCTTCCCAACGATGTCAGATGGCTCCACGTCATGCGGTCATTAGTTGGAACCCATGAGGAATGGGGACAGAACCGAGGCGCGAGGATTGACGCGATAGAGTCTCATTGGGGTCTAAGAGGCGAACCGTATTGCATCATGGCTTGTGGACACGCGCTGATCGAATCTGGCGCAGACTTTGAGCTGTTCCCCAAGGGATGGCCGCTGGTCGCTAACGCGGTCAAATGGGCCAAGCAACACGATTGTTGGCACACTGAACCCGCAAGAGGCCGGATCGGGTGTTATGTCAAGGCAAGTGGCAAGGGCCACGCGATGGCGTGTCTTTCCGGGACAGACCGCAAAGGTTTTTTCAACACGATCCAAGCCAACACCGGCGCAGTGGGCGATTCAAGGGAAGGCGACGGAATCTACGAAAAGCCCGTCAGCCTAAATGGCAACTTTAGCCAATACCCGGTTCATGGCTTTATTAGCGTAGAGAAGTTGTTCAGGTAACTCTGAAAGCCAAAAGTCCCACAGTACAGTAACTACCAACTCTGATATACTTTTTACGTGTTACTGGCATTTATGTCCACCGATCCACTGACAAGAAACCATGACAGTCAAAGCGTTAAAACCGTGGTTCAATGGTGGAATGGCCTTTCCTCTTTCCACGCAAATAAACGAGGGCAAGCGCAGCCCCAGACAATTGCTTCCCCCTTGGGAAGTCGTCAGAAACGAGGTTGAAATGAGTGAGGGCGATTGGAACGAATACCGCAGAGCGATCATCGAGGGGATGGAGAACCAAGACCGTCAGATTCAAGACTTAAAGCAGATGGTCGCGAAGTCTCTCGAAGCCAGGGAGCAAGATTTGAGAAGGGTCTCCGACCTTGAGATTTGGCGGGCTGGCATCAATGTCCGTCTAGGGTTTACCGCAACGCTTTCCAGCATCATCGGCACGTTCTTAGGAGCGGTCGGAACCATTTTGATGAGTAAGAAATGAATATCTCTGTTTCCAAATGGATCGTCACTCTCGGTCTAGCAATCGCAGGCGGCATTATCGCCTATTCTGGCGGTCACCAAGGCCCCCCAAAGACCACTGACGACGTTTGGAACCTCCTCGTAGTCACACTCACCACGGCTGGCCTCGGCGCAGGCTCAAAGCTCATCAACAAAGGCATCGACAACAAGCAAGGCAACTAAATGAATTACGCATTGAAACTACAGGCCACAGCAGGCGACATCACCAAGTTTGATTGTACTGGCGGAGAGCCAAACGACCAGCACCGGACAATCGCAGAGCAAGACCCAGCAGACCCGGCGATGATAAAAGTCCTTGAAGGTTCTATCGTAGACTATTTAAACTCTCAGGGTATCAGCACCGCGACACCAATCGGGGACTTCCTGAACCATCTTCTAGCCCACGTCCTGCCAGACATCGAAGTCCCTCTCTTTGGTAAGGCGCGAATCCAAGTCAGAAAGATGGGCGGGGACGGTAGAGCCTAAGTCAAGGCTAAAGCGTCTCTACGGGCCATACAGAAGCCAAAACCAACATGCCAGCCCCAAGTATCAGGACACCAGAAAACAAAGCCTTGATACTTGAGGCCATCGGCAAAGGCACAAGCCTCACAATCGCGGCTGACTGCGCTGGTATTAGTCGTACATCTTTTTATCAGTGGCGTCAGGAAGACGAACAATTTGAACAGTCCCTTAAAAAGGCCCGTGCGGAATGCGCGTCCCGCCGACTAGAAAAGATCACAAACTCCGATCAGTGGCAAGCACAAGCATGGTGGTTGGAGCGTCAATACCCTGAAGACTTTACGTTAGTGCAACGCATTGAACAAGTGCTGAAAGCGCATGGTGTCATCTCTTCCCCCGAACATACAGACGGCACTCAAGAAGTTTCAGACTGAAACAGTTAGTCATCGTGAAATATCAGGGGACTATCTAAAGTTATGGACCCCCAACCCTGGGCCTCAGTTGATCGCTCTGGCCTCAGAAGCCGACGAGTTGGGATACGGAGGACAGGCGGGCGGTGGAAAGTCAGACTTATTAATCGGTCTTGCCTTGACCCAGCACCGGCATTCCCATATCTTTCGCCGTGTCGGTACATCGCTCGATGCTCTCGAAGAACGTAGTAAAGAGATCATCCCAAGACCTTCAATGGGGTCTTACAATTCGACTGAGAAGGTTTGGCACCTAGCTGACAACCGGATCATCAAGTTTGCCCATTGTGAGCACGAGAAAGACAAAGAGAAGTGGCAAGGCAAAGCAGCCGACTTCAAAGGGTTTGACGAGCTGACCCAGTTTACTGAGAAACTGTATTTGTACTTGAGTGGTTGGAACCGTTCAGCCGTACCGGGTCAACGATCAAGACGAGTCGCCACGTTCAACCCACCACAGAACGAAGAGGGTGAATGGGTGATGGATCGGTTTGGTTGCTGGGTAGACCCTGACCACGAACACCCCGCTAAACCTGGGGAACTGAGATATTTTGTCATGGTCGATTCAGTCGATACGATGGTAGACGGCCCCGGTTCGGTAGTCATCAACGGAAAGACTTATACAGCTCAATCGAGGACATTCATTCCCGCAGCTTTGAGCGACAACCCGCAGTTAAGCGGAACCTCCTACGAGGCGATGCTTGACCAAATGCCTGAACCGCTCAGGTCACAACTAAAGCACGGTGAGTTTGGACTAAGTAAGACAGACGATCCGTGGGGCGTCATCCCTGCGTCTTGGGTTGACCTTGCTCAAAAGCGTTGGACTGAACGGCCTCCGGTCAACAGGCCCGACATGATCGGGGTAGACCCATCAAGAGGCGGTGACAGGTTTGCACGAGTCAGAAGGCACGGCACATGGTTTTCGTATGCTGACTTTTGGATCGGACAAGACGTGAACACTGGCCCCAAAGGAGCCCATAAAGCGTCAGAGGGGATTCCAAGCGGAGTGCCGTATTCAATCGACACGACAGGCGACCACAGTTGTTACGACTCAATGGTCGGCATGGGTTTACAAGTCACTGGATTGAACGTAGCCAACAAGTCTGGCGCGAGAGACAAGTCAGGGTTCTTAACGTTCCGCAATCTCAGGACTGAACTGTTTTGGAGATTCAGAGAAGCACTTGACCCTGAGTCTGGTTCAGGCCTAGCCTTACCGCCATCGAAAGGTTTGAAACGCGAACTGTGTTCAATGGAGTTCGAGGTTCTTATGGGAGGAGTGATCGCTGTTGAGCCTAAAGACAAGATCATAGAAAAAATTGGGCGTTCTCCTGACGAGGCTGAAGCCACAGTCTACGCGGCTTGTTCGGCATCAGTAAGACGAAACGTAAAACCAAAATCTGGCGCATGGGCCTAACAAATCCTTAGTATCTTCACCGGCCCACAGCGGCATTCACCTAACAATCGTTTATGAACCTCCTAGATTTAGCCACAAACGAAGTACCTTGTCTTCATACAAGGCGCCACGCGAAACTCATGTACGGGTTGGTGAGGTGGCTGGAGCCAAAACACATCGTAGAGGTCGGAGCCTGGAACGGTTACTGTACGATGCACCTGGCCCAAGCCTGTGAAGACAACGGGTTTGGTGAGGTGACGGTCATTGACGACTATTCACTCGGAAACGCAGCCGCCGACATCCACAACAACCTCACAAAGTTAGGGCTAGCCAACCGACTGAGACTCATCAGTGGCAAATCCTCCGAGGTCACCTGGCCTGACAAAGTGGACTTTGCTTTTATTGATGGTGACCACAGTCTAGATGGTTGTGTCAGCGATTGCAACAAAGCCATTGAACGAGGCGCGAAGTGTTTAGTCATCCACGACACAGTAGGTTGGTGGGGCCCTCGTGACTACGTCGAGATCATGCGGGATCAAGGCCAAGGAACCTGGGACGTTATTGAATGCAATTTTGACTCAGGTCTCGCGGTGATATTGAAGCGGGAAGAAAAACCCGACCCGATCTATACAGAAGAAACGCATCCACAAGGGCACGTATGAACGGTAACGACCTCATTAACACAAGGTTCCTCCCGCCGGGGTTCGCTTACCTTCAGGAATCGTCGCGGATGGCTAAAGCCTATCATGCGCTTGACCCTTACCCAAAGTATGGTTTCAAGTCTTGGAAGACTGAAGACAGAGGCCCGCTCCCTAAGTGTTCTCCAATAGTCAGGCAGATCGTCAAAAAGGGTTCCTATTGGCTTTTTGGAAAACCTGTGTCGTTTGGCATCCAAGACAACGACGATTTGACCGACTGGCTCAATGAGGCATGGTCTGCCAACAACATGCCTGCCAAGTCGTTAAGCATGGCAGAAACGGGCGCACAGTCCGGCATGATGGTACTAAAAGGCTCTTGGGACGAAGAGTCTGTCAAAGCAGGCAAATCCCTTCACCCGTTCAGAATCAACGTTCTTGACGGGGTTGAGGAAACACGCCTTTATTACGATCCACAAGACAAAGAAAATCTCTTGATGGCCCGCATCCAGTTTCCAATCAGGAAAGAGGACGGCGAATACTACCTTTACCGTGAGGAGTGGACAGACGATTATTTTGTCACCTACGAGGATTTACCGATACCAAAGGCCACTGCGCTTGAATCGGCGGTAGATTTTGCCGCCAAGAGCGACACTGAAGGCAAATGGGTCATCAAAGACAAGGTTCCTAATGTTTTTGGGGTCATCCCGGTCGTCATGGTCAAGAACATTGAGGCCGGGTATTGGCACGGTGTTGGTGATTTATGGAGACTGTTCCCAGCAATCGACAACCTTAACCTGACTTACGATCTTGCCATCAAAGACAACCAAGTCAGTGTCTACCCAAAAAAGGTCTACATTGACGTGCAGCAAGCGGCTGACGAGGTTCCTAATGCAAGCGCCCCAGGTGCAGAAGAGTATCTGGAATCCATAGCCGGAAAGAACGGCGACGTAAAACTCCTTGAAAGCTCAGGAGCGATCAGGGAGCATTTAGAAAGTTTTGCCAACGAGTGGAAAGCCCAGATACTTGAATGCGCTGGGAGTGTCGAAGTCAGGCCGGACGCGGTGTCTAACAAAGGCAACATGACGTCGCAGGTGATGAAACTCATCCACCAGCCACTCATTGAGATGACCGACTGTAAAAGGCAGTGTTACGGCGAGGCTGTTTGTAAATTCTTTGAAACGATGCTTTTGGGATTTACCAACGCTGGATACATCCAAGATGGAAGGGGCAAGGACGTTTCGATCCTCTGGCCTGCTTATTTCGACCCAAGCGAAGAAGAACTTAGTATAAAGACGCAACGGCTTGTCACGGCTATTGGAGCAGGTTTCACGACCCAGGAACGCGCAGCGGCCTCCCTTGCGCTTGACGAAGGTTGTACCGACGTTCCTGAACTTCTTGAAGAATTGCCGGAGCCATCCACGGCACTAAACACGGATGAGGAGTCAAATGACAGAAACAAAGACAAAACTGCTTCCGGTTCCAAGTGAACTGAAAGTATGGCTGACTAAGAAACAACGTTCAGGCGAAACAGCAAGGATGCTCGCCACAGACGATCCCGAGATGACAGTAGACTTGAAGACCGCGCAGGTGGTCGGAAAGGCTCCAAACGGCAAATGGGAAGGCAAAGATGCCGATCCTTTGTGGTGCGGTTATCCGTTTGTCCCTCACCGTGAGCGAGAAGCGGAAGACGATCCCGGTCTTTACATCCACGAAACACCAAGAAAAGAAACGATAGCCGACGTGAGTGTGTGGCGGGTCGCAGAAGACCCTTCGACACATTGCGGCGTGTTTCTTCGCGCTGACGTTTATGAGGTGAACAATGTCTGAAGTCGAAACGACACAGACAACACCTATCGCAGACCCAGAGAACAATTCTGCGGTACGGCAACAGCGGGAACACATCGCACGTTTAGAGTCGGATCTCAAAGCCCAACGGGAACAGTACAACGAAGTCACTAACAAACTCACGGCTCTTGAACGTGAGAAAATGAGTGAAGTCGAACGGATCACCCACGAGCGCGACGAAGCAAGGCAAAAAGCCCAAAACGCTGACCGCCTCCAATCGGAGATTGAAAAATACACTGGCACGATTGAAAGCATTTTCAACCAACGCCTTGAAGCACTCCCAAAAGAAGCCAAGCCTGGTTTTGAAGCGATTGTTTCAAAGTTGGAAAACCCAGCGGACAAACTGGAAGCCTTGACTGCTTTTGAGTCCACGGTCGCAAGCCTGAAACCTTCAAGTTTTGGCACAGTCACCCAACCATCGACGGCAGGCACCAACACCCAGCCCGCTACTCCTGCAAAGGAAACGACTCCAATCGACCCCAAGTCAGTCATCAATGCTGACATGGGTTGGAAGCCCATCCCAGGGCAACAAGGTTTCGCTCAATAAGAGCGATTAAGCGTCCTTCCCGCATTGGAAGAGTCCTATCCAACCCCGCTCCTGTGGCGGAAGACAAGAACACAGAGGCCGACCCCATGAGAGAAAACAATGGCAGTAGACGCATCAGCTCTCAATATCGGTCAGTACGCCTTGCAAAGCAACGACCCACGGATCATGAAGATCACGTATTCGTTGCTCCAAGTCGGCACCGTTCTTGAGGACATTCCAATCGTCACCGTGCCGTCTCTGAACCTACGTGGCGTCCGATGGCAGAGCAATCTACCAACGGTCAACTGGAGAAAGCTCAACGCATCCTCCACAGTCACAGTCGGTACACCGACGGCCTTTTCAGAACAGGCATTCATCCTGTCCAACAACATAGATGTCGATGTCAAGTTCATTCTTGACCAAAACCAGATCAGCGATCCTCGAACCGTCCAACTGGGCGCGTACATGACCGCAGCGATGTACGACATCAACGACAAGTTCATCAACAACAACCCGACCACAGGCAACTCAGACGCCTTTACAGGCATCCGGGCACGTCTGGACAATTCCACCATCTACGGTACGAACTCTTCGTGCAAGATCAGTGGAAACGCGGTCGATATGACCGATTCGAGCATGACCGCCACGACAGCGGGGCAGTTCATCTCTTACATCGACCAGATGATGGACGAACTTGGTTCTCCAGAGGGCGAAAACATCGTCCTTTACATGAACCGAAACTTGAGACGACGGTTTGCCCGCGCAGTCAGAATGCTCGGCGCAGGCGGCGGTTTTGACATGACCACAGACGCTTTTGGGCGTCGCGTGATGATGTTCCGAAACGCAGTCGTCAGAACAGTCGGGCTCAAGGCAGACCAGTCCACCGAGATCATCACCAGCACAGAAGACACAAGCGGTAACAACGCTTCGAGCACATACACCGCCATGTATGCGGTCAAGTACGGTGAGGGTTTTGCGCGTGGTTGGCAAATGGCTCCTCTCGGAGTCAACGACATCGGAGTCCGCACGGACGAACCGACCCAGTACCGCATCAATGTGGACTGGGCTGTAGGCCTTGTGTTTGAACACACACGTTCAATCGCTCGCGTCTACGACATCAAGGTGGCTTAATCATGGCAGCAGACGCAAACCTCGCTCTTCAGGCTCTTACGACTGTCACGGCCACAGGCACTGCGACCGCGCTCAATATTCCGACAGGAACAGCGACGCGAGGTCTTCCAGTCCGGTTGGTCGCTACCACAGTCTCGGGTACGACCCCGACCTTCACTGCAAAACTTCAGGAGTCTACAGACGGCACGACTTACATCGACGCCTTGTGGCTCACTGACCCAACGACCAACGTCAACTCTCTGACTGCTGCTGGGCAACTGTCCGGCAACTACCAGAGTGAAAAGGCATACGTCCGACTTGTCTATACAATCTCGGGCACCAGCCCAAGCTACGTCTTCAAGGCGGAGTTCATGGGGGCGCAGGTATAGCACTGCGCTTCGACTCTGCGCGTGAGGCCGCAATCGGGCTTCCTGACAGAGGCGACTACGGTC